GATGACGCTAGTCCAGCGGGGTGTTGTCGTTCTCCGACGGAGTATATCGTAACTTCAAACGAGTGGCAAGGAGCCACCAGCCCAACTTGAGGGTGTGTGGGTGTGAAACCACCTCCCGGCACAAGGCCGGTCATTACCCTCCCCCCGGTTACCCACCGGAGAGAAAAAGGGGCCAAGTTTACCCTGCTGGCAAGCAGATTTAAAGGGTGACAAAAGCCATGTGGCCATGGACCAAGTTCATGGCTCCTCCGCCATACACAATGGAGATAACGGTACGAACCGTCTCATCCTGAGCGACATGGACAGGAGCCAAGAAATTGCAAGTGGCATCAGCGTTCGCAGCAGTAGAGTCATAGACCCAATTGCGAACGGTGATTGATCCAACAACGAGCGAAAGTGTGACCTCATAAGCCGTGGTTGAATTATCAAAAAGAAAAGAACCACTGATCATGTACCAAGAGGTACGAGGACAAATGAACTCCTGGTTGGCAGGAGCGCTCAGAATCCAGCCACTGTCAGTGACCGTGGCAAACGTTCCGACGTTTTGGACGGCCGCAGGATCATAAGCAGGGCTATCACCTACACCAGTGGCAGCGGGCCAGTTCAACAAAGCGTTAATGGCACCAGTGCTCAAACTAGTGGTCTTGGGCAAGCCAGTGGGCTCGGTGAGCTTGTCATAAAGACAAACCTTACCACGAACCCGAAGTTGCATGATGTTAGCGGTCGTCGCATTAGCGAAGGAACCAACGTAAAGAGTGGCTGCGTCATATAAACGGGGATCAGCCCCACCCGGGTAGCCCTTATTCGGACGGCAAAACCAACGTTCCTGGTGTCGAATGACACCGGCGATTTGGATGCCAAAAGTCTCGTAGGGCATTCCATCAGAGTGAATGGTATTGTTCTCCTGAATGACGACAGTCGAAGGATCAGCCTCCTCAATGCCTTCCGCGTCGGCAGACAGGACTATACGTCCAGCCGCACTTGACACGGTGACGAGGGGGGTGAGATAAAACTCCAGGTCCGCAAAATTATAGGACTCATAGAGCTTCGCAATCTGGGAAAGCTGAGGAAAAGTGTCCGCGTTAGCAGGGTTAACAGCATACTCCACTAAGGAATAGTTGTTATCGCCCGTAATCGTGGCAACAACCTCATCGAAGGGCTCGACAGTATCCTTTTTGGGGTTAAACTGTCCGAAGCCATTGGCCGCCGCGCCACCCCACGCTGAAACAAACGGGTTGGTACCGCGTTCGATAGCGTCGGGGTGGAGCATGCCTCGGCTCCTGGCCGGCCGGGCTGCGCGAGAACGCGCCACGAAAGCGTTAGCCTTCTTGACGTAAAGTCCTCGCTCGGAGTCCCAGCCAGCTTTGTAGCCAAGTAATCGGCCCTCGATGCCGGCAGCAGCTTTACTTCGTCCAGAGCGTTTCTCAACAGCTTTAACAATGTCATCAACCGCTGCGCGATCTCGTCTTCCCGATTTTCCTTTCTCATTCTTTGATTTTGTCTTTGGCATTAAAGCCTAAAAATTACGCGGGCAGCGTCAAGCGACTCGACAGGCAACCAGTCGGCCCGCGTCATGATGCTCAAAATGCTTTCACGTTGTTCAGATGAATTATGGCGCAAGAGCTCATAATACTGATGCAAGCAGCCCTCTTCATAAGGGCTGCTCAGCATGTTGTAGAGGCTCTTGGCCAAATTGCAATAGACAGCGCGGCCATCGACAGAGAGGTCGTGGTCATGAGAGCAGAACTCAAAGTCTCCATCGACCTGGGCCACCTTGATGGCGAAACCCAGAGTGGCATAGGCATCAAGCTTTCGCTCGGCGTCTACGCTCTCCTCCACGCAATCGTCACCCATGGTGAATCTGCCGCAAGTCCTGCCGTTGGCCGAAAGTTCGGCCACGTCGGCAAGAATGGCGCGCTCCATCGAGTTGAGAATGGCGGTCAGAAAGTCTCCAGAGAGCACAGTGTACTCTTGGATTAGACTGAAGACCCAGCCATTCGGCGCAACAAGATAAGGGGAAGCCTTCTGCTGCTCACAGCAACGCATAATCTTCTCCCAGGAGGGCGAAGGATTGCGAGAGCGGAGCAAAGCCTCGAAGGCGGCGTCATGCAACCACTTCTTAACATCAGCGTCCCAATTACTCACATCGGTGCTAAGAGGAGTCACACCGGGATGCATTATGTGCCTATATTTGTTTGCAAGCACACAATTATCATCGTCAGTGGAGCCCATGCCGGGGCAAAGAGGAAAGCTCTCACGCGACCATGACTGAATATAACAGTCGACAAGGTCGCCGTAGAGAACCCGCTGAGCAAGAAGAAAATCAGCTGGAAAGGCCTTAATATTCCTCCAGGTTTCGGAATCAATCTTAGCCTTACGATGAGGCTCTCTCTTGATAAACACCTTGAGAAACAAAGGGAGGGACACCCCGCGCTTCCAAGCGCAAAGGCGAGCCACGGAACATGCCACGAGAGAAACATAGTCTTGCTCGACAATGTCTCTGATCGTGGGGAAGTCGGCAATGAAAGGATAGCCGGTTCCAGAACCCCAATTTCGCAAATTTCGAATTTCTTTTTCAACCGAAAGCACAAACAGTTCAAAGCTCGGTTCCTGCGACACGCCACTCTTGGGGAGCTCACCCGCCAGGCGGTCGACGGCTTGCGCCACCAACTCAGCCTTAGGGGGCTCTCCCAATTTGTGCTTGTCACTATGGACCACCAGGCTCTTAATTACTGCTTGAGCGTCTGTTTTTGGATTACCATATCCTAATACAACCTTTTCTAGTTCGCAGCGGTCTCCGCCTGCTCGCTCGAGAGTTGCGATTGCTTCGCTGACTTTCTTTTGCGGGCACGGGACTTGCTTGATTTTGACGCGGCCTTCGTAGACGACACCTTTTCGGGGTCGTTGAAGTTCGTCGCCGCAGCTTCCACTAGATTCAAATACAACTGGCGATCCACTACCACCATTCCTGACGTCGATGGTTTCTCCTGCGGCTTCGAATTGAAGCTCGCCGTAGCGGGCTTCGAAGATTTGGGAGCAGCCTTCTTCGCCGAGGTCGATGAGGTAGCTTGAGTACTCGGTTCGGGGGACTCCACACCCGTGAGCCGAAAATCCGGCACAATAGGTGGGGCGTTCGACGAAGGGTCGCGAGACTCCAGCTCAATGGGCACAGCCTCAGGAGCCTTTTCAGGCAAAGGGGCGGCCTCAGAGAGGGAACCGGGGTCCTCGACAGAAGCTTTGGCCCCAGTCTCGACGGAAGCTTTCGCCTCGGCCTCGACCGGAGCTTTCGCCTCAGTCTTGGGCACCCCAGGTTTCACCACCCGCCGAATGGCGGGAGCCGGAGTCTTCTTCGACTCACGTTCATAGTCTGCGTCAAACTGCAAAGGCAGAAAGACACGTGAAACGCCACGAGCATCAGAGCGGCCCTCCTCGGAGCTAAGCTCCTCGGAGGACGCGCCCCAATTCACGAATCGGTAAAAATCGTCCGTTCGATCGAAGTCGAGAATGTATTTAGCTTCATCGTCTTCAAAAGAGTCGTAAGAGGTTGTGCTGTAATCTTCGAACGCGCTCCAAGAAGGAGTCGGCGTCTTGTCGAGGCCACCCTCCAGGAGAACCGGGGGCACCGGTCTCTTCTCCAAGAGGTCGTTCAAATGATTAGCAGCGTTATAATGCTCGTCTTTAACTTTGCCTATGACCATCCCACAAAAACTATTGGCACCAGTCCAAACTCCTCCTCCAGAAGATCCCTCCTGGGTATTTGAAGTGACATAAAAAGTGCCGGGTTTCGTGGTCCCACTGCGCGTGACGCTACCACGCGAGCGGAGAACTTTCCCCTCTGGGCTGAACCAAACGGTGTGAACCGTCTGTCCCATTTTAGGGGGAACGTAAGTCGCAGGCGCGGCGTTCAGCCGATTCACAATGCGCTGATCGACACGAATGACAATCAAGTCGCGTTTCGCGTGTTGCAAAACGTGGTGGCTGAAAACTTTAGATGCGGGGCACGCAATTTGCTTGCCCTGCTCGACTCTATAGAACGTCAAGTCCTTGATATCGTCGTCGCCGCAGAATCCGCTAAAGACATGTAAAGCGGAGAACAAATAATAGTTCCCCTTTAAACATACGAGATTCGCAAGCCCAATGTGGACATTCCCATCAACTAAGCCTTCAACGGCAGAACTCGTGTTACGAGCTGCAATGCCTATGAGGCCCTTGGGAAAATCACAAGGGGTAGAAGGGACCGAATTGACGGCCCCCTCGAGCGAAACATTAGAATTAGTAAAATCCCGATTGATAACCACCGGAGGAATCGGGTCAATCAAAGAATCAACCAAATCCTCAGGCGACGTCTCAATCTTCCATTTCACATGGTCGGCAAAACCGGCCGTGCGAGATGGCGCCTGTTTGATAAACTGAAGCGCCTGGCTCAAAACGCCCAAAATAAGGCGAAATGCCGACCTAAAGAATCGATCAAGTATCAAAATGGCGGAATAAATCAAGTAAACCTGAAACAGATAAACCGCTAAAAGAGATCCAAAACCGATAAGGGTCGGAGCCACAGACGATGGAGTAAAATCAAACATCGCGTGGGCCGCTAGAAGCACAACAGCTTTAAAAAGCATCGCCGGTTCATAAAAGACCCAGCTGAATGCCAGAAAACACGAGAGGAGGAAGTTAAAGGCAGACCAAAAACCGAACAGGGAAAGCTCTAAAAGCCAAGCCCAGTTCGGAGCGATCTCCTCCATAGGAAACGGAGCAATGCCAAAGTTACCCGACTGCAATTCAATGCAGCTGGGCGACTCGTCATCAGTCGCTGCTTCCAACCACTTCCAAACGCGCATGGGGCCAAAGAACTTATTCTCACCCCACGCGCGAGTGACCCGACCCAATTTAATGGGTCCATCGTAAAGAATACACCGATCCGGCTCAGAGCAAGCAGCGTAAACGCTGGTCGAGCCCTCCTTGTCAACATTGACAATACTAGATTTGCAAAGCTCCAGACGGGGCGACAAAACGCCAAGCGAATGAAGCGATCGAATCCAATAAGCGGAACGAGCCTCGCGCCTCAGCTGCTCAGACGCCGCGGAACCGCCATAGGCGAAACCAGATGCAGCGTCGGCCAAGCCGATAGCGCAAATCTCAACGGTGAGTTCCTCAATTTGAGGTCTCTCGTTAAAAGTATATTTCTTGGAATCCCCGCAGAACTCTCTGCGGAAATAGAACCCCAAGCCATCCTCTCCATAGCCCTTGACCACACTATTGCTAATGCGTTCCACGAAGGCCGTGGAGAATGGTTTGGCGACAATCGTGAGAGTGTCGCCCATGGAAATCGGATTTCC